TATTTACTTTTTGTTTTGACCATTTATTAGGATTAAATGTTCCCCAAGTAAATACTAAAGCACATATTATACCTGATACAAAAAATATCTTCGTGTATAACCACGCCTTGTTTAAAATATTGTCCCAATTAATTTTTTTTGGCATAATAATCGTATCCTGTCCACTCTTGTCCTTCGTGGTCTTTAAATGTTTCTAGTTTTGATTGATAAAAAGTTAAATTAGATTTTAATTTTTCTACTTTTTTAAAAATAACTGCCGCCTGTTTAAGTGTATAGTTATCATAAATGTCCTTTGCCCATTGACCTGTGTAATATAATCTACTCGTACCAGGTAAGTTTGATGGTTTAATTAGACCTTCTAATTTAAGCAACGCCTCACCGACTCTTGCCTTGATATACGGATCTAACTCTTTCACTTTTCTCGTCATTATATATCTTTCTCTCTTGTATTATAAATCTAAACCAAGTCTGTTTAACTTCGGTCTAAATGAATAAAATAATTTATTATGATTACCTGTGTCGCCCTTGTGATTCATTTGCCATAAATGTATCATTTCGTGAGCAAGAGTTTCAACAAATTCTTTTTTATTTCTATAAAAAGGCAACATCTGTAAATGAAATTGTTGTGTGCCTTTTCCTTTCCATTCCCATTGTATAACTTGACCATAGCATTTTTGCCATTTCAAATCTTTCAATTGAATATCATTGAAAGGTTGTAATATGTTTTTGAATAATGCTTTATTAAGCACTTTGAAATACTTTTTAATATCTTTATAGGTAGTTTTATATTTACGATTACTTGCTAGTTCTCGCTTTAATACTTTTTTCACTTTCATATTTTTGTCTAGTTTTTTCTTTTTCATCTTTGATAAATTGAATAACTCCCATTGTTATACACGACAAAATTATTACTTGTAGTTCCATCGGTATTTCTAAAAATAACTCTATCATTGACAATCCTTGTCTTTGATCTTACTATCTTTAAGCAATAAACATTTGTGCTGTTTATCTAATTCTAATCTCAAATCTGTCATAACTCTATCCATAATTAAAGGCAAACTCGCCTCTATAATAGGTATGATTTCTAAAGCAAACTTATGTGCTAAGTTTTGTAGTTCGCCTTCTAAAATCTTCATCTGATCTATGTCTGAACCTTTTACGGTTTCAACTATCACGTGACCAGTTGTAGTTTCTATTCTCTCATTGGCATTGACAGCATTAAAAATACTCCAAGACCAAATATATACGAATACTATAAAAGTATAAAATAATTGTTTTCTCATAATGTATTTATTATAGCATACTTTATGAGTAAAGTCAAGCGTTAATAATCGTTGATTTTAAAGGGTTTTTAGGGGTGTGCTATGAGAACAAAGCGTGAACACCCCTATAAAATGTGTCTTTTATTTGTTGATTCTAACGAAGTCGTCATTCCAACCAAAGGTTTCTTTCACCATTTGTGCTGTTAAACCTTTATAGGCATTGTTAAGTTCTTTATTCTTAACCGCCATTAGGACTTCAGCGTCTTTCTCGTGTAGTCCTTCTAACATCTGAATAAACATAGTTTCTTTTTTCAACTTGTTTATTGTGTTATTACCACCTACAATAAAGTGATATAGTTTTCTTGCCTCGGATGCTAAACTTGTATGTTCAGTTCCAGCAGGCGCCTCGTTCTTAATATAAGGTGGATTTCCTTCTGGTAAGTCAAACTTGATTTTAGGATCAAAAGCAGCTTTCAACAATTGCCTCATTGCATTATTATCAAATTGTTTTAATATTGCAATTTTAGCAGGTTTGTCTTTTGCGTTATTGATTCTTGTAAAAATCTCGTGTACCGTAGGAGCACCTGAACCTTCTGTACCCATTTGAGTATTTAATTGTGTGTTTGTTATAGCCATAATATCCTCATTTTAAAAGTCATTAATTTTATCTATCAATGTCTTCAGTTTTTTACCTATGAAGTAAGGTAACAGGAGCGACCTGTCTTTTACTTTATAGTTCTTATATGTATTTATAATGTTAGTTTCTATCGTTTTAGGTATTTGCGATAAATCTATTAGTTTCTTATTTCTGTTGTAGTGTTTCTTTGTTTCTGATCCTAATGGTATATTATCTATGTTAGACCATTCTTCTAATTGTTTTGCTCTTATAGGTTTCTGTCTTTCACCTCTTACAAATATTTCATCATCACTTAATATATTAGGTACACCATCTGACCTATCACCTTTGATTATTTGTTCTCTTAAAAATTTGATAGGATCCTCTTGTTCACCTATGAAACCTTTTAGTAAAGGCGACCATTGATACACATTACCATAATGATGTAGTTGTATAAAGTCTTTATCACCTGACACTATAAGATATATAGTTTCCTCTTGTAGTTTTATAATTGAAGCAATAATATCATCTGCCTCACTATTCTCAACATACATTACCTTATATGGAAAATTCTCTTGTACTTCTTTTTTAATTTCTGTTATTATATTAAAGATGTTATCCCAATCAAATGGACCATCTTGTCTTTGTGCTTTTCTGCTGTGTTTGTAATTAGGAAAAAAATCTTTACGCCAAGGATCACTTGCGTCCGAGCATAGTACCATTTCACCATACTCTTCCTTAAACTTTACGTTGATACCTCTTAATGAGTTTAGTACCATAAACCTAATCATTTCTTTGTTAGGTTTAACATCTGCCTTACCTCTTACTTGTGCCATAAGGTTTGATATTAAAACTTGATTAAGGTCTACTAGTATCATTTAAATATTTCTTTTTATACCATTTATAAAATGCTTTGTCTTTGAATAATGCAACAACACCTGCTGCTGAAACTTGATCGCTTCTAATACAATCAGCGTAGTCTTGGTATTCTGATTTTTTAATTCTTACTGACAATCATCACCTGCCTTACTGCCAGGTCCATCATTTAATTGTCTTAAAGATTCCTCTACACTTGATAGTGGTCTGTTTTTCTTATTCTGTTTATGGATAACTCTACTTGCAATCATAAACGCAATAAGAAAACCTATTACGGTTAAAGTACAACCTATAAAAAACAATGCTAATCCGTGTTCAAAATCCATTATGATATAGTATTAAATTCTTTTATAGAATCTGCTGTTTTATTATATTTCTTAATTTTTTTCTCTAAATTAGAAACATTGTCTAATTCTTTTTTTCTTTTAGAACCTAGACCTTTTAAATAGTTAGTATATAATGATTCATTATTAATTGCAAAAATCATAAAACTTTTTATAAATCCTACAAACGAAGCAGGTTTTACTTTTATGTTTTGTTTTTTAGTCTTATTAATAAAATCATTACACGCTTTTTCTAATTCTGTATTATTCTTATTAAAAATTGCTGATCTCATATTTCCTCTCTTTATTAGTTGTGTATGGGCGCCGAAGCGCCCAATACTTATTTTAATTATGCTGAGTAAGCGACTTGTTTACCGAACACTTTGTTCATACCAGCGATCAAAATTGCTTTTGAAGGCGTACCAACTCTATAAGAAACACCGTTAGATGATCTGTTTTCGTAGATCATTAAACCTTCGTTTCTTAATTTTCCTACCATAGCGGCAGGTGATTTAAGATCAAATTTGTTTCTTAAATGATTCCAAGAAACATCTACACCTGTTTCAAACAGGTTTCTGATCTTTGTAGTTTTTGAAGTTCTAGCTCTTGCCATATCTTCTTCTCCTTTATTATTATTAAAAAAATTAAACATTATTGTTTAACCCTCTCTTTCTGTCAATTTTACAACCAGACACGGCGATTGCTTGTGCAATTCTTTTAGTCATCTAAATTACCATCAGGTTCAAAGAAACCTTGTGTTTCATTTAGATCCTTTAATTCTTTGTTTACATCTGGAGAAATAGGTCTATTATTTCTCACAGGTTTATCTAGTACCTCAGCATAATTAAGTTTTGCTGATACGGTACCTGCCTTATTTTGTTTTAATACTACCATCTTGTCTGCTAATTTCTGAGCAGGATGTGGTAGTTTGAAATCTCTATAAATCATACCACGCATTACATCTACTAATAATGCTAAGTCTTTTGTAAAGTCTGGATTATTTGTTTTCATTGCTAAGTCAACAAAGTTTTTTAATAATCCCATACTAATATCATCAACGGCAGTTTCAACAAATTTTTTAGTTTGTTGTTCTTGTATTTGTTTAGCAACCTTCTCACCCATTTTTCTACGTTGTTCATCAAGTTCTCTAGTTCTAGGATTTACAATCTTATCCGTAGGAAACGGTATGATTTTGCCATCATCTGCCATATTATTACTTAACTTCACCTTTGAAATTTACTTTCCCTTGTTTTTCAAAATATTCTACTAGTTGATTATAACCACCAATTAGTTCATCATCAATTTTGATCTGTGGCATTTGCCTTACATTTTTACCAATGTGTTCTAGCAATTTGCCAGGATCATTATCAAAGTCTTTCTCTAACTTCAGTTCTTTGTATTCAAGGCCAAGGTTTTTTACCAAGTTCTTGGCCTTGGTACAATATACACAATCATTTTTACTATAAATTGTTATCTGCATTTTCATTACCTATTAGGTTCTCGTAGGCGATATTTGCCTTTTCTTTTAAGTTATAGGCGTCAACAGCCTCCTCAATAGTGAAGTTATACATTTTGTTAAACTCACCCATTGGAAGTCTTAAACCTATCCAAGCACGATAATAGTTATTCTTTGTTAAGGTTACATCTTGTTCAAAGATTTCATATCCTCTAACTTTAGTATCCTTAATTACATTGACTAGAACAGACTCAACTTCACTTACTATTGTCTTGGTTTCTGTTTTACCAAGTTCAGTAATAAATTGTTTTGATTGTTTGTTCATTTCACCTTTAATAATGTCAGCAAGTTCCGCCTTAGCGATCATTTTTGCCTTCTCTATTGCAAGGTTCAAGTCTGGAGACACAGCAGTACCTACACCGTAGATACAAACTTTATCTTTGTCTTTACCAAAGATTTTCTTATCACACGCCTTCGACTCGTTTATGTCAGCCATATACCACTTTGGTACACTATCAACAACTTTGTTGCCTGACTCTTTCTTTATCTTATAATTAGCAGCACAATTGGTCAGCAATACTGACATTAATAATACTGATAATATCTTCATCTTCTTCATCATCTTATTTTACACACTCCTTTTCATAGTATATACTATCTCTTGTACTTTGTCAAGCGCCAGTTCAACATAGTTGAAAACATCAGTAATACCAATGTCCGTTTGAGTAAATACGATAGCAAAGAGTCCGATTATGATTAAATTTTTAATCATTCTACCTCCCATTCACCGTCCTTGTTCATACACACTTTTCCGAACGACCTAAAAGCGTGTTTTGGCCGAGTATAATATCGGCAATATTCTGGAGTATTAACATCACGGTAATAGAATTGAGCAAATAGTTCCCAATAACTAGGACCATCAAACTTTTTTCTACCATCGGCACACTCCAAAATTTCTTCTTTAACAATAGTATCACCTTTTTGTTTAATAATAACTTTAACATAGCAATACTGACCATCAACTTTTTTAGGTTCTATTGTTTTAATCTTATCGTAATAAACTCCGTTATCTGTTTTTTCTAATTTCTCTAATATCTCGGTGACTTTATCATAATTAATTGTATCAATATCACCTTCTACTGATATAACTTTTGCTTGTTTTTCAAATGCCTTCTTATTTAAATCACAATCAACACAAGCATTAGCGTGATTACTAATTAATAAAACTGATACAAGTATAATTAATATGCACCATACCGTAGGCAAGTTATCTAATATCCATCTTTTCATATGATCTTCACCAAAATTATAATTTGTAAAATGATTATCACAACTGGTAAGATTGTTCTAACCAACTCCATTGTGTGATTATATTCATCTAATTTTCTTTCTAATCTATTTCTTTTCATTGTTTTTCAAACCACTTTCCGTCTGGTCTTTGACAAGCAGTACCAAACACAACTTTTCTATTCACGCCACCTATACCGATTAACGGCCATTGATTTGCTATATCAATAGTAGCGTCATAGTCTTTACATTTTATAGGACCTTCAAGGTATGATTTTGTAACTTTTATTATACCTGAATTACCTGTCTTTTGATTATACCAGTTCGTATAACTTTGTGTACTAGGACCATTGTTTAAATGATCTACAAATACAGCATTGTGTACATCATAATCAGAATTGTACATAATTTCAGCGCCAGCAAATGCACCAGTTACGGCACAACCAGCAATTATATAAGGATCCGATACACCCATTTCTACACAAGCGGCAGTTGTGGTTACCGTACCTAAACCTGCACCCACTTCGGATCGGTTTATGTTAGCACAATTAGTTAGCGATAAACTAACTAGTAAAATCCATATTATTTTTTCTAATCTCATCACAAATTTTCTGACTATCAACACTCTTAACAATATAATAGTCTTCGTTATTATCAATTACATAATTATTAAAACCTTTTTCCTGCCAAAGCGTTTGTGCTCTAGCAGAAATAGGTCTGAAATAATGTGTGCCATCATTGGCACTTGTACACACAAAATCGCCAAACATTATTCTTTACCTTTAAACATTGTAAACGGCCATTTTGTTTTCATTTCTGCCCAACTTTTCTTTTGATACTCTTTTGTTTTCTCAACTTCATTTGTAAGAAAGTTACCTACTTTATTAGGTACTTCACTTATTGTTGTAGCAAACTCCTTTGGAGTTATTGTTTTCTTTTCATCTGCTAATGACTCGGCATACATTTGAAACGTAAAGCATCCAGCGATGAATAAAACTAATAGTATTTTCTTCATACTTTCCTTCCCATTGTTTTAATATCGGCAGCGTCAACAACTTGATAATTACCTTTGTTGTAAGCAATACCGATTGTTTTACCAGCAGGCATTTGTACTTTTGGTAAAGTTCTCTTAACACAAGCACCTGGGATTCTATCACTTGTAGGTATAGAATTTCTTTTAAGACCGTTTATATCTAAAGTCAAGTCAGGAAATTTGAATCCTTTAAGTGTCTTTAGAAAAGACGGTCGCATTATACTTTTATATTTCTCTTTGATTTTTTTAGTCATTAACTGATTGTGGTTCTGAATCTGCTCTTACTTCAGCATATGATTTACCGAATACTTTTTGGTAAAAGGTTTCTCTAGGATTAGTTGTTAAGTATGTACTCAACAAGTTATCAAAATTAATATCTACATCTGAATAGTAAGATGGATTTGTTTTCTTTAGTTCTATATGTTCTTTTAAGAATTGTATTCTATTCTTATAAACATCATTTTCTTTTTGTTCTAATGTTTCTAGTTTTGATAGTTTAATGTCTTTCTGTTTTGCAACATCAAACTCTTTAAATAAGTTCTCTTTATCGTATTTAAATGACATATTTGTATATTTCTCCCTTATATTGTTAGTTTATTGATTAATAGTATCATAAATCGTTGCTTTTGTCAAGCATAGGAAAAGTGAGTAAAATCAACGATTTTCTAGTATTTAATCGTCCGAGGATGACCGAGGATTGACGATTCGACCCCTCCACGAGTAGTACATCACTCATTATTTTCTACCTAAAGTTGTATTAATAAAGTTCTTAATATCTCTAATTATTGATCCTAATACTAGGCAAACATAAGCATATAGTTCTACTGAATATACTACTGCGGTAGCACCCATTATTATAAACAAGCATAATATAAACATTTCTA